GAAATATAAAAAGTCTTATCATGATAACATGTAATAACATCATGATCAACAGGAGCATATAAACTCTCAATAGTTCCATTGAGACCAATATTAGCGCCACCAATACGTAACACATAAGGCAACCAAGAATTAAATTGACTTGCCTCTAGGACAGAATTTGGAGCAAATTTAGGTTGGCATACCAACATTCTTACTGCTATACGCGAATAAGACAGATTCCCAGACAATGTGGAAATCATATGTCCTTTAATGGTTAGTTTTTGAGCTCTAATATCGTCACCTATACGTTGTGACTCAGTTACACCTTGTGATACAAGGGGCATAACTTGCAAAATATCACCAGCACTATCGGCGGCGGAATTAAAACTTGCAAGTGGGTATGTTAACCATGCTTGTTTATTTTCAATATTCTTACGAAGAATGGTGTTAACTTTCTTTGCGAAAGACTTAGAAGGTTTTGTGACGCGTTTACGTCTGGGAGCAGTGCGCTTCTTGGAAGCATATTTGCGACGTTTATTAACGTATGCCATTTATAATATTACTTAATATTATAAATTTATGATTGTACGGAAGTTAGAAACTTATCCATAACTGTCTGAACGGGTAATTTAATTTCATCTATAGAAGTTAAACGTCTAAGTACTTGAGCAAGTTCATTACCCTGCCAATATCTATACGGAGAAAACTCACACGTAATATAAATATACGGAGAGTTAACCTGAACGTATGAACCCTTAACCTGAGCGGGATATTGGTATCTATCAATCATTCTTAATAAAGTTCTATAAGGAATGGTATTATCAAAGTCATCTATTATTATTGCCTCTTGTTGGGTGTAACCATCCCACCAAGGCGTATTGTCTTTTATATAGTGGTCTGGGTGTTTTTCTATGCAGTAACGAGTTTTACCTGTTCCGGCTAAACCCCAGCGCCAAAAGACTTTGGGAGGTTGATCGCGAGGTTTTAACATTATATTAAAATATTTCTCAATAGATCGAGAATATCTTACATATAATTCAGGATAATCAAACATTACCTCTTCCATAGTAATTTCTTTGTTTTTGATTTTCAAAACCAATTCATGAATATCATTACGCTTACCTTGACCTTCAGAAGGTTCGCCAATTTGATATATATTAGTTGCATCTTTCGAGCAATATACCAAATTATCTTTGTCGCTTCCGTTTGCGACACGTAGATTAGCACGAGGTAAATATTGTTTCATAATTTTCATAGACATAGGACTATCTAAAGATACATATCCTTGTATATGAGGAGTTCCAGTGGTAGGACAAATTTCCTCACCACCAATGCCAAACTTGGCACGCTTAAAAAGTTGCTTAACTCCAAACCAATCACTGTCTGTATAGTTGTTGATGGTAAAACACCAACTTCTATGTCTTGACATTTATAATACCTAAATAAAAAAAATTTTGCAAAATAAACGCAAAAGTTTTTCCTAAAGTTTATGGACAAAAGTATGGGGGTAATACTGACCCCATACGTTACAAAAAAAGTTTTTTTTGATTTCCATAAAGTTTTTTTTGATTTCCGTTTTGGAAACCTCAACCGTCAAATATCATCCGCAGGAAATTTCTGCGGATTGACTTCAGACGTAGAGCAAGACAAGTTCGTAAAGCGAACTCTCCGTCTGAAGTCAATCCGCAGAAATTACAAGTGTCTGAGTCGTTGATTACAGTACTGCATATATGGTAACAAAATATAAAAAGTTAATATTTCTTATATTTTACAAAATCTCATAGGGGGTGTATCACGAGTTTTCATCATTTTTGAATTTTTTAGGCATCTTCAAATTCTAATGCAGAAGTAAACGTCATTGACATCACTTGTGGTGTGACACTAATAGGGGCAGTTCCATCTAAGAATACATAAGAGAATAATATTACTGGAGCATACGAAATAGGGCGATTATCACCAGCAAAATTACCATTGTACTTCAACAATTTATTTCTTAACTTAAGACTAAGATTAAAAAATTTTACAGATTGTCTAGTTTCTTGCTGACCTACATCAGTAAGCAATCTAGGATTAGAAATATAAAAAGTCTTATCATGATAACATGTAATAACATCATGATCAACAGGAGCATATAAACTCTCAATAGTTCCATTGAGACCAATATTAGCGCCACCAATACGTAACACATAAGGCAAC